CAATCCTCTGACTTTGTAACATTAAAAATGTAAAAACTATGACAGAAAAGAAAATTAATTATTTCGCAAGAAATTTCGCAGATGTTAGAGGTGAGTTAATTACTTACGTAAAACACTTTTACCCTGAACTCTACCAAGATTTTAATGATGCATCTATCGGTATGATGTTATTAGAATTAAATGCCGCGGTATCTGATATGTTATCTTATCACACAGATAGGATGTTCAATGAAACCCAAATTGATTACGCACAAGAAAGAAGGTCACTTCTTAATATTGCTAGAACTTTAGGGTTAAAAATACCAGGTAAGAGGTCATCAATAACTTTAGTTGATTTCTCTGTTACTGTTCCTGTTTTTGGTGACACATTTGATATAAGATACGCACCAATAGTTAAATACGGAACCCAAGTTGCTGGGGCTGGACAAATCTTTGAAACATTAGATGACATTGATTTTTCATCTCCATATAGTTCTGGTGGTATACCAAACAGACTTATAATCCCAAACATTAACGCTAACAATCAAATTGTTAATTATACTTTAGTTAAGAGGGAGATTGTAAGTAATGGACAATCTAAAATCTTCAAGAAAATTATTAATTCCGCTGATGCAATACCATTCTTAGAGGTTATTTTACCTGATAACAATGTAGTTTCTGTAGAACAAGTAATAACTAAAGAAGGTACTTCATTAATTACAAACCCAACAACCGCTGAGTTTATGGATAATAATATAAGATGGTGGGAGGTGGATTCACTAGCTGAAGATAAAATATTTGTTGATGATCCAACAAGAAGTACTGATAATTCAGGTATTAAACCAGGTAAATGGATTAGTATTAATAAAAAATTTGTTAGAGAATATACTGACACAGGTTTCTGTAAATTAACATTTGGTTCAGGATTCTCTGATCAACAAAATTTACAGAACTATACTCAAAATCAGTATGTTTTACAAATTGCTAACTTCTTCAACACTACAGCATTAGGGGAAATACCAAAACCTAACACAACACTATATGTTAGATATAGAGTGGGTGGTGGTAGTGCGGCTAATATAGGTAGTAATGTGATAAACAGTTTAGGGTTTGTTGATATGTTTATTAACGGACCTAATGCTACGATAAATCAGAGTGTTAGACAATCATTAAGAGTTAATAACCCTGTACCAGCATTTGGTGGGGCAGACGAACCGTCAATCGATGAAATTAGATGGATAACCAAATATAATTTCGCTTCTCAAAATAGAGCAGTTACGATTAAAGATTATATTGCTACAATGTTTAAGATGCCAGGTCAATACGGAGTACCGTTTAGAATGCAAGTGGCTGAAAATCAAAACAAAGTGGAATTTGCCATCTTAGGTTTAAACGCTGAAGGTAAATTAGATAATTCATCAACAAACACCTTAAAAGAAAATATGGCTACTTGGTTGGCTGACTATAGGATGATAAATGACTATGTTCTAATTAGAGACGGTAAGATTATTAATTTATCTTTTGATATTGATTTATATGTTGATAAAACATTTAATCAGGGAGAATTAATAAACAATACAATTAATACTATTAAAAATTACTTTGATATTAAAAAGTGGCAAATGGGACAAAATGTTTATTTGGCACAATTAATAGAACAAATTAATAATGTTGCTGGGGTTTTAAACGTAGTTGATATTAAAGTTTATAATGAAGTTGACGGTAGGTACTCATTAAATACTACCAATCAACCTTACCTAGATAACGTTACAAAACAAATCGATTTAACTGATGATTTTGCGTTATTTGGTGAATACGATACAATGTTTGAAATAAAATATCCTCAGTCAGACGTACGTGTTCGTGTGAAATCTTAATTCGAACATATTTATATAAGATGAATACTGATAAACATAATTTAATTAAGAAATTATATCTAGAAGATAATCTATCTACAATAGAAATAGGTAGGTTATTAGGGTGTTCATCTACAGTACCACAAAGAATTTTAAAAAAATATGGACTAACTAAATCAATTTCTGAGGCTAAGAAAAATAAGAAAATAGGATCTAAACAACCAAAAGAAAAAATTGTGGAATTATATTTAAGTGGTATGTCATCTATTAAAATATCCGAACAAATTGGTTGCAGTAAAAGAACAATACTTAATATATTAAAAGATAATGGAATCAATAGAGATAACAAATATTCTCATATACATGAGAAAGAAGATATAATTTTAAAATTATATTTAGATAATAAAAGTATGTTAGAAATTGTTGAGGAACTTAAAATACCATACACAACTATTAATAGTATTTTAAAAAAACATTCAGTTATTAGAACTGAAAATAAATATCGTATTGGGATGAACTATGAAGACTATTTAAAGTCTATACCAGCTTTTAAAAAATATAAAAGTGATGTTATGAAAACTACCAGTAAACAAAACATCAAATTATTAGAAAACAATGAAAAAAGATGTATAAGTGGTATTAAAGGTTGTTATCATCTAGATCACAAATATTCTATACTAGAAGGTTTTAAAAACGGAATAGAACCAGAAATAATTGGTAATTTTTACAATTTAGAATTTATACCTTGGGAAGATAATATTAGAAAAAACTTTAATTGTTCTATAACTATAGAGGAGTTAATTAATAAAATTAAATCTTAATGGAAAATAACTATGTTACACAACTTATTGGAAGTAAAAGATACAAACTTGCTCCCAATACAGACACAAATTTACAGTTACAGTTAGAGGAAAAAACAAAACCACTAACTGAATACGATATTATTGACATAGTTAATCTACAACAATTATTTGAGGAAGAAAGACGAAAGGCTTTTAACTACCGTTTCAATGGGAAATTAAACATCTATACCTCCAATGTGTTATCGACAGGCTCTACCGCATATGTTATGGGTAAATTTGATGATTCAGCTTGGAGTCCAATGTTTTATGGTACACCAGCGGTAACACCTAGTAATTGGGTAATGCAAATAACATATCCATCAAAAATGGATTCTTTTTATTCAATTCAGGCTAGAACACCTGTTGGTACTATTACTTCAGAAGCCTTCAGAGGGTTTCAATATCAGTTTTTAGGCTCAACAGCAGTTAATGGTAATGATAGATTAACGGTAAAGGGGGTACAATCTCATAATCTACAAGAAGGTGAGTTTATCTACCTTTATAGTAATACCAGTTTTAATCCACTACAAGGTATACATAAAATATTAAGTAGAGGTATAGATGGTGAAAATCTTAAACAAGATTTAACGCTAGAAACTATTGTTAATTCCATACCTAGTGGTGTGGGTAATTTTGTTAAAATTGTGGAACCATCATTTGATGATGTTAATTTCAATAACCCACAGAATTTTAATTTCTCTACAGCAACAGACATTAGTGGAACCACTATTGGTGTGTATGGAATTAACGAAATAAAATATACAACAATTAATACAACACTACCACATAATTTATTGGTTGGTGATTTTGTTGATATAAGATTCGGTACTGCTAATATATTAAACGGTACTTGGAGGGTTTATAATGTGGTAGGACCAACAAAATTTGTTATTAGAGCAACCATTTCATTAACAAAAGGGTTTACTCAAACCTATTCACCACTACCACAATGGAGACGATTAGATGGTACACCGTCTGAATACTATGTAAGAAATTTCGAACTACTAACAACCAATAGTTATGATGTTTATCCGTGTGCTTTTAGTAGTAATGTCTATTCAGATGTTAGTGATCCAACCATAGGGACTTGTAATGATACTTGGATGTTTCAATTCACACAAGACGTTAGTGTTGAGAGAATTAGGGATAGTAGAAATGGACCTATTTCAGAACTTTACTATACTATTATAAGAAGGTCAGGTAAGAATCCTTACAATTTTTCACACGTAACTGCTGATTGGGATTTTAACCATGAAACAACTACAACAGCAAATGGGTTAGAATTTATATCAATTAACAATCCTTCAGGTATTGGTAGTATTGAAAAGTTTTCAGCAAGAACTGAAACTATAGGTACTGATGGTGAAATTGTTGGAGTAGATGGTGACATGTATATTGGTGATTTTATAGATTACAACAGTAAAGAATTGAGAGAAGTTGTTATCTCAGATGTTATTCACAGGTTTGGTGTTAATTCAAACCCTAACGGGGAAGGTTATTATTATAAACCTTTTAAAAAATTACAAGTTAGGAAATATTCAAATGTTATTGAAACTGCTGCTTCTGGTGAAACAATGGTTGACATCCCCGATAATTACGAAACCTACCCTGATGGTTCAATAGCTTGGAGGGATTTGTTAACAATAGGATATTTTGAAGAAGGTGTTAATGGTGTTGACTACCCATTCGTCAATGGAGCACATTATTTTTACTTTAATCATAATCTATACATAAGAAGACAAACCCCACCAATTTTAATAAACCAAGATGATGCTAGGGTTATTAGAAATATAAACGAAGAATGTTAATAAAATATCAAATACAAAATACATTTCAGTCAGTAACTGGACAAACTTTCACAGTAAGTGGTGGAACGGATGGTGGTTTATATAAATCTATAACTGTCCCTTTGGGTTTAAATTTCTTCCCTGTTGATTACGGTGAGGATGTACAAGATATTGTTGTTGCTGAGAGAAAAAAGGCAATAAATCCAACTTTTGATGCTGAAACAACAAAGTATAAATTTAGAGATGATAATAACCCTCTAGTTAATTACGGTAAAGGTTTGTTGATACAATTTAGATTTTGGAACACAACATCATCTACTTTTACAACATCTTATAGTGCAGCTGATTTTACAAATTTAGATATAAATAAAAGAAGAAATGGGTTTAAAAAAAGTTTCTTTAGATTATATTTTTACGATACAAATAGTGGTGACACGAATAATTTAATATTCACAGAAGATTTGGATGTTGGTGAAACAACACAACCAATCATTCCTTTTAATCGACTTTATTGGTTAAGAAATGATGAATATTTTAAAGAAAACAATAACAATAGGGTGGTCTACATGGATGCTAGATTCTTTAATGCAAAAACAGGTAAAGTAACGAGATTCATAAATCCACCAACATATATCACATCCCCATTGACGATAGCTCAATATAGTAATACAGGTAATAGAGATTGGAGAACGAGTGCTATTGAGTTATTAAATCCAAAATTAAATAATGGGGAATTTAATTTTAGACCTTATATGCCTTTTGGGGCTAACACACCTAGTGTGATAACACTATCTGAATTTATTATGGTTTAATGGAATACATAAGAAAAAAAGTAGGTTATGAAGATTTTGGTAGAACAACTAATTTAGTTGTTACTTCCACTACTTTGAACTTTCAGATAATGTTAAAACAAGATTTTGAAGATATTGGGATTTATACTGATGTTGAAAACCCTGTTTATGAGATTATCGATTTAAGTGGTTTATGGAATACCACAAATAGTGGTAGTGGACAAAAACCTTGTTTAACACTCAATAACTGTACAGCATCAATATCGTCAACACCAATTAGTTATTTTGGTGGTAGTGATGGTACAATTAGTGCAACAATAAACCCTGGTTGTCCTGGACCTTATACATATTCTTGGACAGGACCAAACGGTTTCACCTCTAATAGTTTATCTCTTTCGGGTTTAAAAACAGGAAATTATACATTAAAAATTACTGATGGTAATTGTGATTTTTCATATGTTTCATACTATCTACAACAACCACAAGCTTTATATGTTAACATGCAATCACAAGGTTCTACAACTAATGCAACAGTAGGTTGTAATGGTACTGCAAGTATAACACCTAGTGGTGGACAACCACCTTATACGTATACTTGGTACTCTTTTACACCACCGGCTTATACAGCAACAACTGTTGTTGCAGGACCTTCTACAACTATAACAGGTTTAACTGGTTTATGTGCTGGTGTGTATAGTGCACAAGTTACAGATTCAGCCGTCCCACCTGTGACAATATCTACCGTATTCACAATCACACAACCTTCCGCGGTTAGTGGTTCTGTTGTTACGACAGGAAATATTGACTGTAATGGTGGTAATACAGGTACTATTATTTTAACAGCTAATGGTGGTAACGCATTTTCAGGTTACACTTATATATTAACAGGGCCTACTGGTGTAACAAACAATACGGGTACTTTCATAAATTTACCTGCAGGTACATATAATACAACTATATATGATAGTGTTGGTAACTTCACAACAGTTGGGCCTACCGTATTATCACAACCTTCATCAGTTTCATTTACAAGTTCTAAAACAAATGTTACTTGTTACGGTAATAGTAATGGGTCTATTTTATTCACACCAGGTGGTGGAACTCCACCATATGCTGTTAATATACAAAAAAATAGTGTACCATTAACTTCTCTATCATTAACAGGTCCTTATAGTTTAACTAATCTAAATGTTGGTACTTATTCAGCAACAATCACAGATGCTAATGGGTGTACAGGTCCTTCCACTTCACAAGTGATGTATCAAAGACCTGTGTTTAACTTAACTGTACCATCATTCTCAACAACTAATGGTTATAACATACCTTGTTTTGGTGGTTCAGTAACAGGTACTTTTAGTGTTTATTATACAACAGATGGTACTACAATACCTGGCTTCACAACCACCTATCCGATGTCTTTCTATAGAGACAATGTTTTAGTTGGGACAGTATTCTCAACGTCAACTAACATAACGTTAACAGCTGGTACTCATACTATAAGAGTAGTAGATCCGGCAGGATGTAGTGTGGAATCAGAAGTTACTATTACACAACCTGCAATGCCACTATCTATTGTTGGTGGTATAGATTATATCGGTGGTGTAACTGGATGTACATCATGTGGTACGTCTGAATGTCGCCAAGGTATAGTTAATGTAAATGGTGGTGTAGGTCCTTACACAATAAGTTGGACAATGACACCTACAATCGGAGCTCCAGTTTCTTGGGGTTCAGGAATAACATCAAACAGATATTGTCACAAACCGAGTACATCGTTGAATGTATTGGTTACTGATGCTAATGGATGTACAGTAACAGACTCAATTTTAGTATGATAACAGGGTTTACATCACATAAACTAGATTTAGTTAGTACATATGATAAAAATAACCCATTCCAAATTGGAGTTAATGGTGTTACAAATGTTGAATATGATCCAACTAATTTAACAGCAATTACTAAAGTGTACTACACAATTGGTAATGTTGACTATATTACTGATTATAGAAAAAATGTCTCAATAAGTAATAGTAGACAACCTTATGGTTCACAATTCCCTACTATTTTTAAAACCACAATGTCGGGTTATGATTTTGATGACTATTTTTCAATAAAAGAAGAGGCTAAAATGGGATTAGTTTTCCCTCCAAAAGTAAGTAACGAGCTATTTATAGAAAGGATGAGTGTGGCGGTTTTTGAACGTCATTCTAGACTTTCAGAAATTAAAACGTTAGACGGATTAATAGAATATAGAAACGGTTATTATAATATAATAGAAAATAGATAAAATATACTTTGAGAATTTCATCGTTATATTAATAAAAAACAACAAAAATAAATGAAAGAAGCTAAACTGATAACAAATGAAAATACTTGGGTCGTTAAATGTGATAGACCAAGTTTGGAAATTGATGAAAATACCATAAATGGGTCAACTTGGTTTATAGGTGATTATAAATGGAACCCTATTAATTTTATTGGTGAGTCATTAAAATTAAATTGTAACGAATGTTCATTAATTTTTAAAGAAAGAGATGGTGATTCTACATATATTTTATATGATGTTATTATTGATAATAATGTTATTAATTTTAAAAAAGCAAAAATATTAGTCTAATGAAACTAACCTTTACTGATACTGAAATAAAAACCATAATTACTTTATACACTAAAGATGGGTTAAACACAACTGAAATTGGTGTTAAACTTGGTATTAGTAAGACACCAATAAATCGTATATTAAAAGATAATGGGGTACTTAGAAAAGGTAAAAGTAACGGTGTTAAAATTATTTTAACACCAGAACAGGGAAGCCTTATAAAAGAAATGTATTTGCGAGAATATATGTCGTGTGATGAAATAGCTGAAAAAACTGGTTTAACCGCATCGTTTATCAACAAATATTTAAGTAATTGTAATTATAGGCGAACAAAAAGTGAGGCGACTACATTAGCTAAAACTGGTGTCAAATTATCTCAGAAAACAAAAGATAATATGACAATAGCCCAGCAAAAATTAGCTAAGAGTGGTAGAAGAAAACAAACTGGTGGTGTTTGTAAAAATTACATTGTTAACGGTTTATCTTGTCAAGGAACATTTGAAAAGTTTTATATTGAAAAATTAGTTAATGATGGGGTAGATTTGCCAAAAGAGGGTAAGCCTATAACAACACCATTTGGTGTTTATTATCCAGATTTTGATTTTAATAATAAATTAATTGAAATAAAATCTGATTACACATATGATGTTTTAATTGGCTTGAAAGCAAGCCGATACACTAAAAAGATTGATACGAAACAATACGAAAAAATTAAATGGGTTAATGAGAATATCAAACAAATTGATTTATTAGTTATTGATAAACGAAATAATAAAATTATTAAAAAAGAAATTTAATGAGCCAAGGAAATTACGGTATAGTAAGACCATCAACAGCAGGTCCAGATGATATGGAAATTTATTTCACATACGCACCTTCTCGTGATACTAAACCAACAATACCATTACAACAATTAGTACCTAGTCAAGTAATATCTAGGTTTAATCACCCAACACCTAACGCAAACGGTATTCCGTTGTTTGACGGTTTATATAACTTACAATTACCAGTAGCTAATTTTTCAACTAAAGGTATATACACTGTTATTATTAAACCAAGGGAAATTAGAACAACAATTACAGATTGTGGTGTTTTAGCGGCATTTCCAGACGTTAAGGGACTTGTATTAGATGCTAATCAATTAGGGGTACAAGACGCGAGTAGTCTTGTTGGTTATAGGATAGAATATTATGGTGAAACTGGTAGTAGAATACCTAACTTTTTTAGAATTATTACATCAGCTAACAGGGTTGAACCTGTAAATGCTAATTTATCCAATACAACACAAAAGGCAGTTAGATATCGTTTTAATGATACTTCTAATTTAATTTTTTGTACTCTAACACCTAGTTCAGCACCAAATGTTAAACCAAATCAATTTCCTGATATTGGTGTACCTGGACAAGCGATATCTATCACTAACACCTTTTTCAATCCTGTTTGTTTAGAAATTGACATGGTTGAGTACGATATTGAAACATTAGCTTACGGTATTTACGGTAATCAAATTAAATCTATTGTTGATGGTAAATACACCATCTACGACTTCCAAAATCGTATTTATAAACAATATAACTTATACGAAGTTCAAGACCAATTCAGTGGTGAACCACTACACGAAGTACGTCAATTGGTTAATAACATTGATTTCAGTAAAGATTTTAACACAATCACGAATATTCCAAGTTTATAATGGGAACAGTTAAAGTAATACCTCGTTCATTAACGGATGCATATAAAAGGAGAGAGGGTGACTTTTCCCCTAATCTAGTTGGTTTTCAATTTACCGACGGGGTATCTCTTTTCACGTTCGGTAACTTCCAAATCACAACCAATTTTGACTCTAAAATTAATAAGAATTTTACTTTAGGGGGTCAATGGTCAGACTATTATTCTTTAGATAATTTAAATTTAACTGAAAGTCAGTCTGAAATTTTAATGTCTAATGATATATTCATTAAACTTAATTTTGATATAAATAAAATTAATAGATATGTTTATTTCGGTAGTTTCCACGAGTTTGCTAGAGTTACCATTGAACAAATAATCCAAAAATGGAAGGGTTCTTTATACTTAAACCCACAAATTACTAATACGGCGGTCAATACGGTTCTATCTTTCAGTTACGATAATGGAACTGATATATCAACGTTTTTAATACCAAAATCTGTAGTCCAAAACCCGTTTGAATTAATAACAGCGGATAACCAAGATTTTAGTAATCTATTACCTAGTGACATCTTTAACATATCTAGAGATTATAACAAATATGTTATATATAATAACTACGGTGAATTCAATGTTGTAGGTTATACTGGTGACACAACATCATTTCCTTATTTGAGGGTACAAACGGAAGGTAATCCATTTCCGTCTTTAAGTGCTTCAACATTTGGACAATTAACCTATCATTTTAAACCTAATAATACTGAAGTAGAGTTATTTTTTACAAACCTAAGTGATTTTGAATCTATCTTATTAAATAGATTAACGGTTCCAATATATACCTCTTCTTTTAGTGTACCACAAGAAGCTGATGGATTTATAGTTTTTAATCAAAAAAGATTAACATGGCCAATTTCTGATGGGTATAACCTAGATATTAGTACTCGTGATTATGGTTTATACGTTGAAGAAATGCTTAATATGGCAAATCTTTTCGATCAATACAGAACCGATTTGGTGGCTAGAAAGTTTGTTGCCGAGTCAATCCATGAATACGATACAGACGGTGGTGGTAGTGAAGTTACAGGTAGAAAGGCTAATAAATTATTAAGAATTTATGGTAGAGAATTTGATGAGGTTAAGAAATATATTGATGGTATATCATTCGCTAATGTTGTAACATATAATAAATTAGATAACACCTCTGATGAATTAATTAAGATAATAGCACAAAATTTAGGTTTTGATGTTTTACTAACAACTGGTACTGATAATTTTAATTTATTAGAACAGATACAACCTTCTTTTGAAACACCTTTTAGTGGGTACTCAAGAAGTTTATCATCTAAAGAACTAGATATCGAACTATGGAGAAGATTAGTCATTAATGCTTGGTGGTTGTTTAAATCTAAAGGAACTAGAAAAGTTATAGAATTTTTCTTCAAGTTGTTTAACATACCACAATGTATGGTATCACTTGATGAGTACGTTTATATAGCATCTAATAGGTTAGATATTGATAAAGTATACGACCAACTAATAACCATATTTGAATTAGCTGGGTTAAATGTTGATGATGTTAGACTATCTAACTATCCCATCGATATAGACGGTTTTCCAAGGATTTTACCAGAAACAAATGATAACTACTTTCAAATGGGCGGTTTTTGGTATAATGGTGGAAATGAATCTACTGTTGGTAATAACCCACATATCGGTCCATATGATTATGGTAAATCATATTTTTCACAATTTGAATGTTTTGTAAGTGATTTCGGTTCATTAGCAACTGGTTCAACAACAGTAAGAGTTAATGAAAATCACTTCAACAATTACAATGAAGGTAGTTTTATCTTCGATCAAAACGGATTACCTGTTCCTTATTATGGTACAGGATATGCAAACACCTTAAACACTAACGGTTCTGTAGTTAACGCTGTAGTTAATTCAGCTGGTCTTACTGCTATTGGTGGTAACAACGCACCAAAATACGGCGTACCAAGTGGTGATACGTATTCAATGAAAATTAATTTCACAACTGGTCTTAAATCGATATGTGAACCTTGTTCTTATAACTTAATCTATGGTGAGGACGGTATAGTATATATTAGGGGTGATAAAGAAACTCCAAATAAACCACTAACCGACCAAAAATGTTGTCAAAATTATTGGTTACCTATGGCAACATCCAATTCATCTGTCGTCTGTCCTAAACCAGATCAATTAGCAATTACCTCACCTGATAGTCCTTTTGGACCTTGTGTGGTCTTAGATATGTCAAATGAGAAGGCAACAGTATCAGTATCACAAAGTTGTTGTAACAGACAAACATTAGGATTTGATGTTGTATGGGATGGTAAAAATTGTTTAGATGCGAACTGTATTAGAATTAATGGTGGTGGTATACCACAACAGGATGCGGTAGCTCAGGAATTTACAGGAAGACAAAACTATACGATTATTGAGATGGCAACTATAGGGATAGAACCACCAGCTGAAGCAATAACATATGCTTGTTATTGGTGTCCACCTGATAATTCAATACAAGTGGTATGTAGTGTTGATGAATATTTAAATACTTTAACTGACACTCAAATAATTAACATAGCTATTAGTTTGGGTGCAACACAACCATCTCTTGATGAGGCAACTTCATTCATTGTTAAAGTTTATAGTAGATTTTTTGATAAATATGGATGTTTTATATTAGATGGTGATGACAAACCAATAACTAACAATGTTTGTTGTAAAATGAAAGGTGGTGTTTATACAACAATCAACGGTAGTGGGTATTGTGTTAAACCTTTACCTAATCCTTGTGATGGGGCTACAATATTAAATGGAAACCATATTTGGGTTAATAGTGATGGTAGTATAACTTCATCTGATTGTTGTACATCATTAGGTGGTATTTGGACGGATGGTACTGTTAATATAGCTAGTGTTGGTACAATGCAGGATTATCACGCTACCTCCTACGTCAACCAATTTGGATTAAAACAATATTGTACTAATTGTCCTACTGAGATAATGTTTGTAGAAGATTGTACTACATTACCTTGTAATTCTATAGTTAAAGAAGGTTTAAGTGGGGCTGATTTATCACAACAATGTTGTACTGACTACGGTTTTACTTGGAATAATAACAAGTGTTATGTTTGTCCGGCAGTAGTTAATACATCTAGTGTTTATCCATACACTATTACTAACTTAAACGATAGTAATTTAACAGAATATTGTTGTAGTGAAAAAGGTGGTTGGTACGGTTTACCACAATTATTAAATGATGTAGGTGAACCATATAACCCTGGAGTTAAAAAGTGTTACCAATGTCCACCAACGTATTATTATCCAATAGAAAGTAGTACAACCGCAGTTCAAAATACAAATTATAGTATTATCAATGGTGAGGTATTATACGGTGGATTATCATTATCACAAACTTGTTGTAATAACTATAACACTGAAGTGGGTGGGGTTTCATTTGATGTAACATCACAAAAATGTTTAGTAGATGTACAACAAGAACCTACTTCACAAGAATTCACATTAAAGTTTGGTGATACTAGTTGTGGTACTACAGGCAGTGCGAGTGGAACTCAAACTAGAGGTGCTTGGATTATAAATCTGATAGGAAGTATTAGTTACGCATCAGACGGGGTTTATATAACAGTGTATGTACCAATCGGACAAACTCCTTTAACATCACCTATGTTTATGGATCCTAATTTGACAAGTTATGTAAGTCCTAATTCAACATTTAATTCACCTAATGGAAGATGGGAAAGAACATTTGAATATAATAATAATGTTTATAATCTTAATTTTGGTTCATTGTCTTGGACATTACCAACCCCTGTTTCACCTTGGCCAACCCCAACATTAAAAGGGCAGATAGGATTATATTGTAGTGGATTTTAAAATATTATTATATAAAAAAACAGATTAAAAAATAATTATAGGTAATGGCACAAATAGTATACGCAAGTAGTATCTTTCAAAAAATAGGTTGTATGGACCCATTAGCATCCAACTATGACCCTACTGCAACAGAACCTTGTAACGGTTGTTGTGAATATGGTCAAATTGTAGTTGGTTGTCTCGATCCTCTTGCTGTGAACTATAATTCTTCCGCTAATTCGGATTGTAAAAATTGTTGTATATATGAATTAACTGCTAGTCCGGCAAATTTTGATACAGTATATAGTCCTCTTGATTTACCAGTTGTATGTGAAGGACCTTATCAGATTGCTATTGATGGTCAAGTTCTTGGTGTAACATCGGTTGATTGTTGTAACATAACAGCAATAGGTCCTGTCGCTGAAGGACATGAATACTATTGGGATGGTAGAAATTGTTATTACAGACCAATAATAGAATGTCCTGCTGATATTGTATGTGTTGATTGTAATAATTTTGATTGGTGGAATGATACTTACATCGTAAATCACGGAGGTCAAAGTTTACAAACATCAAATCCAGTTTTGTGGCAACACCTAGTAGACGTTGTAACTAATAGTGGACAAACATTTTATGTACAAATATCTACAGGTAATTTATTAGATGTTGATTGTTGTCCTGGTGTTTGGGAAAATGGTGTTTGTTTTTGTAATCAAGTAGTTGAAGAAGACTATGAACCTAAATGTATAAACACTTTACAACAGTTTTTAGATTTTTATTCAACAACTGAAGGATATAACTATCTTGTTTCAAACGCAACATCTGTTGGTGGTGGCTTAGGTTTAACCAACACACAATTTAATTTTGTATTAGCTAACTTATTTAATTCAAACGATAACAACGGTAATGGTGTTTCAGATTTAACTGAGGCAAGACTTTTAATTACTAACGCTTTAAGTGTTACTGGTGGTTTTTATGTTAATTTTGGTACTATCACTAACAACCCTATTGTAGTTACAAAAGGTATTTGTGACAGTATTGGTGGTTATTGGGATACATCATCTAGTCAATGTATGTGTCAACCTGTTGTTGATCAATGTGAAATTGATATAACACAAGTACAGGTAATTAGTACAACCGATTTCTATAACAATCCAATACAAATTGTTGGATATAAAGATAAAGATGAATACATTGGTGAAGCTTGTTGTAATAGGTTAATAAAAGATTACAACTTACCTTGGGAATGGCAAAGTCCTTGGTGTTATGCAGTTCCTAAAGAAGATTGTCTACCAGTTCAATTTTCATTGAATAATGAAAATATGACTATACCTGCATGTTCTAATAGTTTAGAACTTTCTATGTGGGTGTATTTTGGTAAACCATCAAACCCTTGTCAACCAATCCCTGATCCACCAGATGATGATATAATAGTTATTGATGGTGAGGTTTGTGATATTACACTAACCCCTAATACAGGTGTGATTGTAACAACTGGAACCACAGGTGGTGGTATAGAAGTCGGTCTTGGGACTGAATTCGTACAAAGAAGTATAAGGGTTGTTGATTCTGGAACCCCTATTGAACCTGTTGGGCCAATAGGTATTGGTCAAAGTGCCACAACTACTTGTTGTTATAGTATTTTTAACCCTATTTTAGCTAGGATTACCACAACAGATCCTTTATTAAATGCATCATTAGTTCAAGTAAAAGAATATAACTCTAGTACTGATTATTTTGATAAATGGGTACAAATTAAAGCAACACTACCAACTTCTGGTTTAACATTAAATTTTGGAATCTATTTAGAAATTTACCAAGGATTAAATTGTTGTTGTAATTATGACATCTTCATTGATGATATTAGAGTTGATTGTCCTAAGGACGAATCTTCAATCATTTACAATGATGTACAATGTCCAGGTTTTGAAATTACAAGAGTAATAGATAATAAAAAATCTTGGGTATACAACCCAGGTACTCCTTTGGTTGGTATATCAGAATATGATAACATAGAAAGAGGAGATGGTGATTTTGGTATGTTAAATGGTGAGGGTAATATTAATAGAACCTTCGCACCTAGTTTAGATGCTGATATACCTTGGAGATATACTGATTATTGGGAACAATCTAGTGTTTTAGAAAGACACAGTAATTTAGTATTAAACTCTAAAGAATTAGGACTTACATTTGATATGTGTGCTGATTGCCCTATTAGTGGTACAACATTAGCATGTCCTAGTGGATATACATTGTCGGCTAACACAACTGTTTGTTATAACATAACTGGTACTACATCAGCTACGACGGAAATAACTGTAACCTATTTAAATCTTTATGATTTAGAGAATTATAAAAAGACCTTCCAAAGTTTCTGGATTCCATTTATGGAACAATTTATTCCAGCAACAACAATTTGGGTGGCAGGTGAAAGATGGTGTAATGAACCTTGTACTGTTATAGATGTCTGTGATTATGATTTTGAATTAACAGAAGCTGAGATTTCAATAGAACCTGTACAACCAGGTTTACTACCATCCACACCGAGAAGTGTTGGAAGTAGTGCGATGCCAGTACCAACAACATCCACATCAACAACAACATCTAGTTCGGAACCGACAGGAAGTATACCAACAGAGACACCTTATATAATGCCAATAAAAGAACTTGGATTGGTGAGAGAAACAGTATTGATACCAACAACAGATCAGTTAAGTGTTGACCTTACATCATCTAGGTTTAGATTTAGTGACGTAACAACAGAAATAGTAACATAATGGGATTTTTGTGTAATAAAAAAGAAGAAGAAAAGGTAGTTTCTTTAACGTTGATTAAAGAAAACGTTCTCCTAAGTGACTTAGGTTTAAGTAATGTTTATAACATTAACCCTAGTGTTGAATTTTGCTCTGAAGTTTTTAGAAGTCCTGAATTTATAGTTTCAGGTGCTGTAGAATTAGTTTCAGGATTAACTTCTACGTTAACTGGATGTACTACAGGTGATACTGCTGTTTATAATTTCGACTATACACCAACCTTTGATATAAGTGTTATAATTACGGGTGGTACTGATTACACTGGATATACAGGTAATTTATGTTATAAATTATTTGATGGTTCTAGATTTATAACTAGTGGTGCAGCAACAAGATTAGTCGGTGAAAGATTAAATTATTGTACACCATTTAGTGCTATAACAAGTAGTACTATCACACATAATTTCACTCAAGGTTCGGTATTACCAAATACATGGGGTGATTATCTAATGAGATTTTATTACACATTCGTATCTAAAGATTGTAATGTGGGTTACGGTTTTAACACTTGGAATAGTTCTGTACAACTTAATACAGTACAAAGTGAAGATAGATATTTTATAACTGTAGTCGATCCACCAGAACCAATTTTACCATTACCTGAAGGAAAGGTTTTACCTAATTATGTTTTGGTATCTGAAAGATTGTTATTTAATGGTGTATCATCTCAAATGAGTTTTCAAGCTATTAACGGTAATTTAAATTATTGGATTTTAGGTGGTTATCCACTAAATAATGAAGTGTTATTGACTGTAAATGGTATCACGTTAAAACAAAGTTTTAACGGCCCAACCGAAGGAGATTTCCAAATAATAGATAACGGATGGGGAACGCCTAAAGTTGTTGAGGTTTTTGGACCTATTGAGGGTGGTAATGTAATTAGACCTAGTGATACGGTTGTTGCAACATATATTAATGCACAACCTAATTCATGGCCTATGAGTTTTGAGAGGTATTTCATGGATACAATCCTTATTGATGGTTTCACTTTTGATGGTACTGATCATTATAGAACACCAGGTGATAATACAATTAATGTGTGTACCTTATCATGTCTTACACCAACACAACAGATGTTTACTACTAGAGCTATCAATAGTGAATATAGTATTAAAGTATATGTAAATGGTGTTGCTTTAACGGAAGATAGAGAGTTTTTCTTATCAACTTTTGATGGTAGAATCAACTTTAATCCTGATTTTGTAACACTTAGAGCTGGGGATATTGTTGGTTTATTAGCCTACTCTAAACCAGATAACGGTGATTATGATTATGGTACAATAGATAGTAGAGATTTCACAGTTAATTGGTCAATTAATGAACAATTACCATCTAATGTCGTAGGTTATTTTAATGTGAAATTGTATGATAAAGATAGTAATCTACTACTATACCAAAATTCCAATGTCCCGTACTTGAGAGACCAAGTAAATTATTCTTCTTCATTTACAAATTTGTCAGTCAACGTTAAATATAAAATTGAAGTTGAATTTAAAGTCAATTATTATGCAAAAATGGATAACAGTGTTTCAACATGTTCTTTCGCATATGGTTACTTTAATACCAATAACCCTAAGTTATTATATAGTACTTAATGTCTAATCAATCAATACGAATAAGAACTACACCTGGTAGTAGTAAAAATATTAGGTTCAAATTAGATCAAGACTTTGACTTTCTTGAGATATTAAGTCTCAAAATTAGTCAGGAAGACTTGTACCAACCATTTTGTGCCAATTACGGTGTTGTTGTTGGTCGTGTAATTGCAAACAAAGGATTTGGTTTGCCTAATGCAAAGGTATCAATCTTTATTCCTATTACAAATGAAGACCAAAAAAATGAATTAATCAAGGACCTTTACCCATTTAAGACACCTTTTCAAAAAAATAAGGATGGTATTAGATATAATCTTTTACTTTCTAAATCAACATGTCAACTAAACACTCCAGTTGGTACATTCCCAACTAAAGAGGAGGTTTTAGATAACGATATAGTGTTGGAAGTCTTTGAAAAATATTACAAATACACAACTAAAACCAACAATGCGGGAGATTTCATGATATTTGGAGTCCCTGTTGGACAATATACGATTCATATGGATTTAGATATGAGTGATATTGGAGCAGCAAGTGTTAGACCTTACGATTTAATCGAAGAAGGTTACCCTGAAAAACTCTTCCAATCGAGAGTTGAATTTAAATCCTCAACAAATCTAGACTCATTACCTCAAATTAAAACAGGTAATAGGGGTGTTGAAGTAATACCGTTTTGGGGTGATTCAGAAACTTGTGAAATTGGTATTACAAGAGCCGATTTCGATACTGGTTTAGAGATTAAACCTAACGCTTTATTCTTTGGTTCTATCTTTACTGACTCAGGTAAGATGAACTTAAATAAAGGATGTAACCCAAGAAATGATATGGGTGAAGAGGATGAGTTAAGAACTGGTGTTGGTCGTATCGAAATGATAAGGGCCTCAGATTATGACTTATTAGAGTGGGTTAATAACGATAAGGTAGTACCTACTGAATTAGAAAATTTTACAGTTAATGGTGGTGATTTAATTGATGAGAATGGTACGTTTGCTTATGCGGTACCAATGAATCTTGGTCATGTAATTACCGATGAGTTTGGTAATTTAGTTCCTTCAACTGACCCTTCTGTGGGTATAGCGACTAAAGGTTTATACAGGTTTAAGATGAACTTTGTTGAACCTAATGAGAACCCTAAATTTAGAACTGCACACATATTCTTCCCAAGTTTGGGTAGAGATTTTGGTGGTACATTAGGGGCTGTTAATGGCGGTACACCTGGTGGAACTGAAGACCAAAGATTTACAGATGATATTAATGCATATAGAAATCCTGAACTAGATTTCCATTTATTTGAGTGGAAACAACTCTATACCATTGCTCATTATATTAAAAAATATAAAAAAGGTGCTAATAGGTTTAGTCATATTGGTATTAAAAATACCGATGTTAGTGCTGAAACTAACTTATTCCCTTTCACGAATGCAATATGGAAGTTTGATATTATATACTACATTATTGCTTTTATTATAGACATTATATCTTTTATACTGAAACTTCTAATAATATTAGTAAGTCTATGTATAAAATTCTGTGTTAAAATAAGGTTTCAGTGGAGTTGGGACGGACCTACCATAGTTAAAATAAGTTTAGGTTTTACCATTGATTTCACTTTAGTTGATTTCTGTTATCAAATATGTCCATTTGCTTGGTTAGGAGGGTTAATACCACAGTTCCAATTACCTTGTGAGAATGCACCAAACGGTGAAGGATACGACATTCCACCAAGTGGTGGTACTTGGGCAAGTTGTAATCCAGCAAGTTGTGGTGGAAGTACTTTAGGATGTAGTTGTCAAGGGGGTAACCCATGTTCAGGTTGTAATACTTGTGTAAATTTAGACGTTACTGGCACTAATTTAGGAAATAACCCATGTTTACAAGCTCTTTTAGATTGGAAATGTTGTGTTAAATTAAACGCAGCTGAAAATAGAAATGTTATTAGAAGAGTGTTTAACGATGCTTGGGTATTTGGAACAGCATACTTATTCCAATTTAAGTATAAGAAAAATAGAAATGGAAAAGAGAAATTCTGTGGACCAGGAGCCGACCATTTAAGAGGTGATAACTATAAGAGTAATAAATGTTGTATTGATACCGATGGTGGTGACCAATGTGCAAGATGTTTATTAAGAGGCCCTAATACAACAAAGGGTCATCCTTATGTTGGTGTTGGTAACTATCATGAAGTTTGGCACAATAGTGCAACAACATCAAAAGAAACTGGTGCTACCGATATAGGTGATATTATATATTGTAACGCATTGTTATCGACTAAAATTGTATCATTAGGTAGGATTGAAATGTGTCAAGAGACTTTAGAACAAATTGAAACCTCAATTCAAGCTAGTCAGGCATTAAGTGAGTATACACAATCAGCAACATTCTTTACGGGTACTTTCTTTGAAGATGGTTGGGATACTAATTATTGGGTGAATTTCTTAAAGGAAAGTTCATATGAAGATCCAAGAGAAGTTCTACTTTATTTAGCAAAAACACAAACTAACCCACCTTGTAGTTTCAGAGAATTATTTTGGGGACCAGGAGGATGTCACGAGTTTGAGTTACAAGACAATCCTTATTTCTTTATGAAAGAAGTCTCTAAAATTTACACAGACATTCAATTATCAGACACACCACCAACACAAGATGAGTTTAACCCACCTGGAGTTTCCAACCCTTACGGTGATTTAGTTAACGATCCTAATAATTACGGTGGGTTTGTGGTTGATAAGGATGTGGCTAGTAGATTTAGTCCTTGTGGAGGTAACCCATCAAATTGTGTTGGTAAACCTAATGATAATTGGACTAGAGGTGTTTCACCTATCACACCAACAAGTCCAGACCTCAATGAGGCTGACAATGATGGTTGGGATAGATATAATGACAGAAACAACAGAAACAACCCAAATACTAGGTCAAATATACCATATTACTATTTTGGTATCATCCCTGGTAAAACGGCATTAACTAAATTAAAGAAGGACTTCTTCTTTGAAAAATAATATAAAAAGATAATATAACGATATTTATAAAAAAAAAGTAGAAAGTGAGTTATATAGATAAAAACAGCAATACAGTAATAAGTGCTAGACTTACAAATGAGGGTAGATTACTACTTTCTTTAGGTCTACTTAACTTTGACACATTTAGGTTAGGCGATTCAAATATTGATTACACCACCTTAGGTCCGACATATGATATTACATTGGAAAATATTATAAGAGCTAAGGCTGAAAATCCTGATATTAAAACACCAATATTACCTACTGCAAATGCAACTAACACTTATGTTAGTATGCCTAGTCAACCCCCTGTAATTTTACAGACCTTAATTCAATCACCAAGACTTGGTTTCTTTGAATATGGTTCAGGTGCAACTATTGAGTACACAGCCTATACTGATACTGTTTGTCATGTATTACAACCTGATGCTGTTATTCCTTTAGCTGGTTTAACAGGTGGTACTTCTATCCCTATTAGACAATCAGGTACTTATGGTTCAAATACTTATGAACCTAAAATCGGTGACCTATTAATGGTTAAGATGAGTAATGATGAATTGTCATTAATACAGGCACCTAATGTTGTAGATTTAACAGTTCCAGTACCTTATCTATGGTTCCAAGTACAAGATATTGTAAGTGGTACTACTTTAGCATCTAACGATTTACAAATTACTATAGATAGAAATTTCGCTAGTTTCCCATCTTATGTTGGAGCAAATGAAGCACAAGTAATTTTCTATCCATTAGGAACAGGAACTACGAAGGATACTTTATTTAGTGATGGTGGGTTCTTTAGTGGTGGTTGTGTATGGAACATGAACAATGTTTGGTCATACCCAATTCCAGGAGTTAACCCTTCAACACATGAAACTTTCGACGACTATGGTTCAGAAACTTATATAGGTACAAAAGAATATTTTGGTTATACATCTGAGATAGGTTATCTATATACAGCTAATACGGCTTGTAATATAGTACCTTCTGTTAGTCTTATTCATTATACGAACAAAGAAACTTGTGATAACCAAAGTGAACAAAAATATGGTCAGAAATTCTATATTGACACTACCGTTCCTGATTCACCTAAATTAATCTTACCTACTTTAATGTGGCACAAAGAATATAGTGCAACAACAATAGGACAAGTATTTAGTGGTTCAGGTAGTATGCAATATGTTACATTATCTGGTAACACAATTTATCCAGCTCCACAACCAAATTCAATGGAGAAAAATGTTTATTACTATGACTTAGTAGACAAATATAGTAATAAAGTTGGTCGAATTTATCCTGAACTTCATATGTTTAGCTTAGATAACCAAGAACTTGTAGCGGCACTTTCATATAAATCAAATAGAAATTGGACTCTTCCAACGGCTAATACACAATTAGGAAGTTTAATTGATGGTATTGTTGATGGAACTGAAGTTGTATATATAACATACATGTTAGAAAGTACTTCAGGGTATACAAGTGGTTTACATTGTCAAAACATTGTTTGTGTAACAACAGAAGATTGTGACTGTAACCCAATTGATAGTAAAACAATTAAGGTTACGTTACCAAACGAATTCCCATACATGAAAGTTAGTGGTGGTACTGGTTGGTACGCAGATAAATTCTATATCTTAGCTCAAAAACAACCTTTAGGTACTTACCCAGATCCAACTCAATGGAAATTGATGGACTATACTTCTGACATTGTTGGACATACACTTGGTACAAGAATAGATCCAAATAATTTAGCGGTGTCTGAATTTGAGATAACTAACACTGACTATCTATCAGGTACAACTTATGATTTAAGTAATTTCATTAAGATACCACAGATAGCTGAATCAGATTATCTACAATTTGGTGATGAAAGATTTTTATATGGTAACGTTGAAGCAATTGGTGTTACAAACAAATATAGAACAAAATTCGTATTTGCAATTCCACCAACAATGTTCAATTGGTCGACAAACCCAACATGGGCCTCATCTGGACAAAAAGTTCACATCGATGAAATTCATGTATACGGTTCACCAACACAATTAGGTAATAGACCTTTAGTTGCGGTTGGTAAAACAAATCTACCTATTGAGAAAATAACAAACGCTACCATATTAATTGAAATAGCTTTTGATTTATAACTATGGCTTTTATAAATGGCAACCCAAACTCACTTAATTTTGTCCTCACTAAAGAAGGTAAGAAATTATTAATGACAAAGGGTTTAGTAAATGAAATATTTTATTATAGTCTATGGAATGATAACTTTATTTATAGTTTAGATGTTCCACCTGATTTCATGCCAGATATAAATGGTTCTGAAAAATCAAAAGTAGATTTAATAAATAATAGATATGAAATAACAACTAAATAATGGCTAATATTACACTGTATACAACAAAATATGGAGCTGAACTTTTAGGTAAGAAAGGTTGGTTAGACACTATTCAGTATTTTTCTTTAGGAGATTCTGGAAGAAACTATGCTGTAACTGCTGACCAAACAATTATCCCATCGATAGCTGGGTTAGATGCCTTAACACCTAAAACAGCGTCATATTGTTCAAAAGCTGGTTATCAAGGTATGATGACAAATCCTACCACACAAGAAATTCAAGATTTAATTCAAAACGGGATTGTTTTCTTTAATAAAGAAGATTGTGCTGATGAATTTAAGGATCCTAATTTAACAGTAAACTTCCACGTTATGAGATGGATTAATTACCTTAATCAAGCTCTTACTAACGGTTATTCTTTTGATATGATAGAAAAAGTAACGATGGATATATTCGACTATATAAGTCTTACTGTTAGAGAAAAGAATTTTACAACAGGTACTTTTGACGATATTAATAATACTACAGATTTTAAAATTAGTTATGTTTTCTCATCAAAAGAAGACATCAATAGGTATCGTTCTATAAATCCATTATTTATGAGGGTTGATAAGGGTGGTGAAAAATATCTTTATGAAGGTTTTGGATCAACTAGATTTTGGTCACCCCTTAGACTTGGTGCAACATCAGCTTTAGTTGGTGGTAAACAAATCGATGGTACTAATTTAAGAATTAGTTTACAACCTGATTATTGGGGTTATAACACTAATTTTGGTTTTGTAACTAATTTTGAAGAGGTTGAATCTAAAACTGATTATTATGATTGGATTTACCCGGCAATGAGTATTGGTGGTACGATTTATGACTTAAGAAGTAATAAATTATACAACACCAAATCTAACGACCAAATAGGGTATTTTATGAATTTCTTCAATACTAACGGTCAATCAGCATTAAAAGGTTTAACGGATAGATTATATCTTTATTTCAAATCTAACGGTCAGTTAGTTGATGGAAAATATCAAGTACCTTTAAATTTTGATATGACGTTAGCAAATAGAACTATAAATAATTTAAACGAAATTTATGGTAATAAACTGGTGATTAATTTTATTTTAGATCCTACGGATTCTTTAGTACCATCATCAGAAGGTGAAATTATAGAATTAGTGTAATGGCAAAATCAATCATACCAAGTTACTTATTAACTTACAGATACCCTGATAATGAATATTCAGGAACAATAACTGACAAGAACTTTTTACTTTCATCACAAAGTAGAGTTTTTATTTCAAAAACAAATAAAGGGGCACCAATAGTAAATGTCCAAATACCTGGAGCTGAAATGAATAATTTATTTGCGGTGGGTGATGAAAATAATGCGAAATTAACAACATTATAAAATGTATAAAATAGATAAAACAAGTATTGCAACAGTAAAAGATATTTCAGATTTATATACCGTTGCTATCCACCCAACTGAATGGAAATGGTATTACTTAGATCCAGTAACTAGTCCTACTTATAAAACTGAATCAACTAACCATTTATGGATGTCATTAATGGGAATGTACGACCAATCTAGTTTGAATATGTTGAACCAACCATACGCTTATGGTGGGGTTTTAGACACTAGTTTAGCCGATTTAGTAAGTGCTTTTGGTACTTACGGGGCTTACGTTTTTAGTATTAATCAAGAACAATATAGAGTTGAAACAAATGGTTATAATTTAGCGATTAATATCCCATTAAATTCAGCTTATACAGGTATGACTTCAGGTTTGACAGCAACTACACTTTACAGTAGTTTCTTTTACACTGAAGGTTGTTTAGGCAAAGATACAAGTAGTTTATGTTCTGGTGCTAAGATTGATATGGTTACAAGTGAACCGAGTAGAATATTCGAAACCTATGGTATCGGTTACTCCTATGTTGAGGGATCAAACCCAAATCCGGCAGATACAGATTACCCATACTTCCAATCCAAAGTAGTACCGTTATTTAGTGATAGTATTTATTACACATTCACTGGTTCTACAGGGACTAGTGTTTCTTGGTCTACTGGTTACGGTGAGACAAATAGATATGGTAGATTCAATGGACAATTAGCTGGTTTTAGAGCTGGCCAAACAAACCCAACAAGATGGAATAATTCATACGGTTATGATAGAGTTGCTGGTCTATATTTTATTGATAAAGGAGTAGGTGTTCTTTTCTCCCCAGAAATTGTGAACGCTTTAGATTTAACAGCATTCAGTGGTAGTTTCTATACTGGAGCAACACCAACTAATTCAGGAACTACATTTGTAGTAACAAGTGATATTGATTATAGTACACAACTTAAAATCAATCTTACAATTCCTTCAGATGAACCTAATGCAACTTCTAACCCATCATATATCGGACAAAACGATGGTTGTGATTTAGCTGTTGATAAAATTTGTCTTCACGCTTCGGATGGTAGTGTTGTTGCGATAGCACAACTTGATGAGGCTTTAGTGATGGGTAATGTACAACCTTTAGAGTTTATGTTACCACTTGATAGTGGAATTAATGAAAATGGTTTAGACCTTAGAGGTAGAATAGACCTTGGTTTTACTATATAATAATAATTAAATTAATGTTTTTAAATGAGAATTTTAGGCTTAGATGTGTCTACCAAATAATTTTCACGTAATGATAGATATTTATCATTATGGAAAGAAATGTTTATATCTACGGCTTAATTGATCCAATCACTAGCCAAGTACGGTATATAGGTAAAAGTTTAAACCCAAAATCGAGATTACGTAGACATATTGCCGATAGAAATCTATATGATTCATATAAAGATAGGTGGATAAGAAAGTTAAAAGAAAATAATGTTAGACCAGAACTAATTATTATTGATGAAGTTTTAGAAAAAGAATGGCAATTTTGGGAATCCTATTATATTTCTTATTTTAAATTTATTGGATGTAATTTAACCAACTGTACAAATGGTGGTGACCAACCCCCTTCCACTAAAGGTAGTAAACATAGAGAAGAAAGTAAGAGAAAAATGTCAGAATCAAAGAAAGGTAAACCAATACCGTGGTTAAATAATGATAAAAAGAGAACGGAAAAACATAGAAAAAATTTATCTAAATCATTAAAAGGTAGAACATCACCCAATAAAGGTAAGACTTTTAGTGATGAATATAAATTAAAACTGAGTAAATCACATAAAGGCCAAAAAACTTGGATAACCGGCAAAAAACATAGTGATGAATCTAAGAAAAAAATTAGAGAAAAAAGGAAACTACAAGTTTTTTCTAAAGAATCTATTGAAAAAAGATCAAAATCTTTACAAAAAAAGGTACTCCAATATCAAAACAGTGTTTTAATAAAGGAGTGGGAGTCAATTAAAAAAGCTACAGAATTTTTAGATGTTTCTTATAATACACTAAATAAAGCAATTAAAAATAATACACCTTTGAGAGGTTACGTATGGAAAAAGAAGAAAAAATAAAAAGCCGTATTATGGGACTTGATGTGAGTACCAAAACGATTGGTATGGCACTGTTTGAAGAAGATGGTAAATTATTGGAATTAACACATATTACACCAAAAATTAAACCATTACCTGAGAACAAATTGGAAGAACTTTTTAAGAAAGTTGATGCATTTGAGAAGCTTTTAACAAGATACATCGAACTCGATATTGAGAAAGTTGTAATTGAAGAACCACTACTCAATAGTAATAATGTTTATACCGTTGGAACACTTCTTAAATTCAACGGGATGATTTCAAAAATCGTTAGTGAGGTTTTAGGTGTAACACCAGAATTCATATCTTCATATGATTCTCGTGCTTATGCTTTCCCACAATTAATGGCAATCAGAACTCACGATAAAAAAGGTGTACCTTACAACGAAAAAGAATTAAGTAAGAAGAAACCTGTTTTATTTGGTGGACACCCTTGGGATGTTGATAAGAAACAAATCATTTGGGATTTAGTTGCAGACCGTGAACCACAAATTGTTTGGGAATATAACAAACACAATCTTCTTAAAAAGGAAAATTTTGATATGACCGACGCTTATACAGCTGTTCTAGGGTTTATGAGAAAAGAAGGTTATTGGAAATAAAAAAAGGGACTTAAGTCCCTTTTTTTTTATCTATAATAGATTCTTTGTCTATTATAATTCATAATTTCATTCTTAGGATTATTGTAAATTTCTTTAAATACTTTAACCGCTTCTGGTGATTGAATTTTTATTGCCGCTCTTAAAGCCTCAGTAAATAATCTATTCGATTCTTCCAAATCCTTCGTGTTACATTTGTGAACATTACAGTAGTTAGCCTCACACATTTCAGAGATTACCATTCCTGTATAGAAACCATGTAAATCATGTTTAAGAACAAATTGGTCAGCATTACACCAAACAGCGACAATAGGTTTTGTTTTTAGAATGTCAACAAAACTACTGTTAAGACTGTGTAGACTATATTTGTGTAATTCACCGTCGATTAAATCAACACCATTTAAAGTAATTTTAGGCATCATTAAACCCATTGGTGAACCGTGACCCATCATGATAATTCTATCATATTGTCTCATGTTTTCTCTAAGATTAAACATTTCTTTTTGAGTTGTCATAACTCTTGCGTCAAGGTCAGCGTAAGAAGGGTCAAGAAAATCTGTAGTTCTATCATCAGGGTGAATCACTAAATTCTTACCACTTGTAACATTTTTTTCAGCAATCTCCATATACTTGGGATTGGTTAGATGTTTAGAACGAAGTTTAGTATAAGGACTATAAGTATAAGTATTATACCCTTCTTGGTAATAACTATAAAAATCGTTATCCTCCATCAACATATTCTTAATTATTTTCTTGTATTCCATATACAATAAATATATTGAATAACCAAGTAATTTACTAACTAATATCTTTTTCTTATATTTTCTCTATGGGACAAATTGAATCTAATTTACTCTTAGATATTATAATTGAAATTTTAGGGAATCCAAGAAAGGAGAACCGTACAAAGTCTCAATTTGCGTTTGATTGTCCCGTTTGTTCGGTTGAAAATGACACACCAGAGGGTGATGGTAAAGGTAACTTTGAGGTTAACCTAAATAAAGGTGTTTACCATTGTTGGGCTTGTGGCGGTACTCACCAAACCCACGGTTCTATCGGTAAATTAATCACAAAGTTTGGTAGAAAAGAACATCGTAAAAAACTGAAACAATTAGGTATTGTTTTAGAAGAAATTAAAACAGGGAAGAAAGTAATTCAAGAAGTTAGGGAGATACAATTACCTGAAGAGTATCAATCCTTTAAAGATTCCAACCCCAACAGTATTCAATATAAAGAGGCTTGGAATTACCTTACCAAAGAGAGAAATTTAACACCCGATATTATCTATAAGTTTAAAATGGGGTTTACCACTTCTGGTGAGTACGGTTATAGAATTATAGTACCTTCATACGATAAAGAGGGTAAATTAAACTACTTCACAGGTAGAACGTGGTTATCACGAAAGAAACCAAAATATAAAAACCCTGACTTACCTAGAGAACAAGTTATTTTCAACGAACAACTTATTAATTGGGACTCGACTGTTTATATAGTTGAAGGTCCTTTTGACCACATTGTTGTTTATAATTCAATCCCAATGTTAGGTAAGGATTTACATCCAAAGTTATATGATTTAATTATGAAGAACGCCAATAGTTGGGTTGTTGTGTTATTAGATGACGATGCGTGGACTAGGGCTAAACAAATCTATACACAATTAAATGTTGGTAGATTATACGGTAAAGTAAAAATAATAAAGATGAAAGACGGATATGACATTTCAAAAGTTAACGAGGATTTCGGACGTGAAGGTGTTGTAGATGTATTAAAATCTAGTTTTAAATTAAAAGAAAGTTCTATTTAAAACTTATTCTTTTTAACATATCTATTGGTGTAACTACAAAGGGGTTTTTCTTTTATTTTTTCTTTATTAATTTTATACCACATTTTCATTTTAGTATTTATTTTTTCTCTATTAGTTTCACGATATTTTTTATCACTAAGACTTTTTTTTAATATCTCATCTTGTGACATATCAGCTTTCTTTTTTGACATAATTTTACTATTTTATTATAAATATCTAAAATTATGAAAAAGAAAGTTCGATATAATGGGATTCAATAAAAGATATATTAATGAAAAAATAATAAGAGATGTAGTTAGAGAAGATGGTTTAGAATCTTTAATTAAGTTAATTAAAAAACCCGATGCTCTTATAACTGAAGATGATTTTTCATCTAAAGTTTGTGATATTATTAAAGAAACAGAAGAACCTAAAATATTGGATAGATTAATAAAAGAAACAAATTTATATGGGAATGGCTAGTTATCACTACACAAATCCACCTTATTATCATGAAAAAGATAGGTTGGAAGAAGAAATTAATGAATTAAAAGATGTTGTTAATACTTTGACACGAGAAATAAATGAAATGAAGAAGTTGTTGTCCGCACGTGCATCTTTCACCGATTTCAAAGTATTCAAATTCAATGAAGAAGAAGAACTTAGGAAACAAAAAGAATTATTAGAAGAGGAAGAAAGAAGAAGACATATGGAAAGAATGTCCCGTATGTTAAAATCAATTAGTAGATAATGGCAAAAAAGAGAGATAGTGTAGTTTTCCTAGAACCTATTGAACACGTTTATATTCATAAGTTCACAAAGGAAAAATTTAAATCGGTAACCACCGTATTGGGTATGTTGGAACCTGAGTTTAACTCAGAAGAGATTGCCCTAGCTATTTCTATGCAAGACCCTTCCAAAAAGAAGGAACAATATCAGAACATGTCTCAAGCTGAGATATTGGCTGAATGGAAACGTATTAATGATGAGGCTAACGAATATGGTACTGAAATCCATGAAATAATGGAAAGATATCTTTTAGCCAATAAAATTTATTTCCCTAAAGACGACTATGAGAGAGAACTAATATCCAAGTTCCAAGAGATTGATCCCATGACCGTGGGAACTATATATCCTGAAACCATACTCTTTTCTGAAAAACATAAATTAGCTGGTACTGCCGATATAATTGAAGATTGTGGTGACTATTTTAACGTTTGGGATTGGAAAACTAACAAAAAGTTTAGATTTATATCAGAATATAATCATTGGTTAAATGCCCCAGTTTCTCATCTTTCTGACTGTCAGTATAATATTTATGCTTTACAGTTATCGATATACGCTTACCTCTACCAATTAGAAACCAAGAAAAAGGTGGGTAGACTTGGAGTATTTTATCTCAATCCTGACACCAATAAATTTCAATTAATACCAATTCCATACATGGGACTTGAAGCTAAGAAAGTTCTTGACCATTGGTATGAACTTAATAATGGTAAGTGATATTTATGCATATATGAAAAAACTTACAACAGATTCTTTTATATTAAAATCAAAAGATATACATGGTGATAAGTATGACTATTCTACGGTAAGTTATGTTAACAGTCACACAATACCTGGACGATAAAATTTTAATTTTTTATTATTCTGATAGCGTTCTTTTACAATTGTAAAGAAAGAGTTGAAAGAACTAGGAAACAAAAAGAACTAGGTGAGGTTAGAAAAAAAATGGTTCAGCGAAATGTGGTAATAACCCTTTTTCTAAAACCATAATCATAGATAATAAAAAATATGATTGTTGGTCTGAAGCTATCGAAAAATTAAAAATGAGTAAATTTAAAATAAAAAATAGATATAAAATAGAATATGAAAAACATAAATGAAATCGAGTATCAAGAAATGATAAATTCAGATAAACTTAGTGTTATTAAATACTTTGGAACGTGGTGCGGTCCATGTCGCGTCCTATCACCAATTCTTGATGGTGTATTAAACGATTTCCCAAACATTAATGCTGGTGAAGTTAATATTGATGTCCACTCAGATTTAGCTATTAAAGATGGTATTAGAGGTGTACCTACAGTAGTATTTTATAAAAACGGTGTTGTTGTAGATAAAATGGTTGGATTACAACAAGCACAGGCTTACACACAGAGAATTAATTCATTAATTAATTAATCTTTGATACGGAATTCAATAGAAAGACGGTTAAAACCCTTCCAACCCTTTTTAATTCTCCAACGGTATTCCAAGTTAGATTGTGGTACGAAACCATCTTCTAATTGAATACCAATATTAGAACGGGTGATATTGTCTAAGATATCCTGACCAACGTAGTTGAACATATCTGAAACAAATTTATTGTAATTTGTTTGAGCTAAAGATAAATTACCTTTACCGAAAAGTAAGGTAACATGTTCAACCATATTTTTTGAAGCTACTTTAAAAATGGGCTCTGAATAAGCAGTCCATTTTTTAGCTTTAGAGGTTTTATATTTCTTAAGTTCAACCTTCTCACCATTAGGGGTAATAGTGTCAAACTTTTCAAAAGTAGATTCAGAAGTGGGTAAAAATTTACTAGCATCAAATCCAACAGAGGCAATCTTATCGAAATTGGTACGACCAACACCCGTCCATATAATTTTAGGTGATGCCGGAGTGTGGGACCAACCCTTGGTTTCACAAATCATCTTTTCGAAGTCCACACCTGTTTTATTTCTTGATTGTCCCATTTACTGATTGACCTTTTTTGATTAACATTACAAAGATAATAATAATATTTAAATTGGCAAAAATGGCAGAAGTTTTCGATACAAAATTAACACCCGAAGAAACCCTTGATTTAACAAATAGGTTGATGGGTTTTTATGAAGGATTAGACACAATTCAGGATTATTTCCTTGAAAGAAAGAAAGAAAAAGTAGTGGGTGTTGACCACGATAAATACACTAAACTAATGTTCGATGACTATGGTGTTGAACCAAAGGATATGAAGTTTGAGATTGAAATTATTGAGGGTAAATTATTCAATCCAGCAACACAAATTATTACATCCCTACCCTTAGAATCCCAAATTGGTAGACAAATTATGATTGGGGTTAAAGAAACAACAACTAACAAATATGTTGGTTTTATTCGTCTAGCTTCACCCGTTTTATCAATTAAACCCCGTAACGATCTATTCCAAGGTTTAAAAATTACAGCAAACGAAGTTAATAAATACATGATTAATGGAGCGATTATCGTTCCCGTTCAACCATTTGGGTATAACTACTTGGGTGGTAAATTGTTAGCTTTAATATGTTGTTCACATGAGGCACGTCAAATGTTAAAAGATAAATACGGTGACCGTATTGATACTGTCTTTATGGAGACAACCTCACTTTATGGTGATATTAAAGGTGTGAGTCAATATGACGGTCTTAAACCGTTTATGAGATATGGTAGTATGACTGAATCTGATTTATTCTTATTCCCTAATGATGATGTTTTTATGGCTGTTAGAGATGCCTTAAGACCACATTATGGTAAACCTGAATGGGGTGGCTCTATGGTAGACCCAGGTCCTTCTGGTCCTAAAATGAGAGAATTCAATAAAATGGTTTCTATCCTTAAAAACCATTTAAAGGTACAAAACCCTTTGAAGTTTAAAGAATTTAGTGAATTCACTAAGACCCATATGAAGGCTAAAACTAAAAAGAGATACTATTATTGTAACTACGGTTATGATAACGTACCACAATATATTGCTAGTGATGGTAAAGTTCCTTTAGTTAAGAGAGATAATTGGGATAGATACCATTTAACTCATATGATTGATTGGTGGAAGAATAAGGCAAATCAAAGATTTTTAACATTAAAACGTGAAAATAGGTTAAAGACTGAATTAGAAATTTATACCTTAGATACGATAAATAATAAAAATATAGATATGATTAGGTAGTTAAAATAGGTTTTAGTCTATCCACTATATTTTCATTGTATTTAATTCTAATTAATTTAATATCATGTGTTAAACAATAATTATTTTTAATATCATCACGTATTTGTGTATACTTAAAACCTTCTAAACCACCATTAAAATCTCTAATTCTATAATGCTGTTCACCGTCACATTCAATACAAGTATTGTGATTTGGTAAGTAAAAATCGAATTTTAATTTTCTTTTATATTTACAACCATTGAATGTTTTTTGTTGTATATAAGGTATATTATTTGTTTTTAAAAAATACTCGACAAATTTTTCCATTTTAGGTGTGTTACAATATGGGCAACCCTGTTTGTTGTTTAAATGGTTTGAGGGTTTTTGTTTGAATTCACCATGTAATTTACATTTTATTAGTACATGTGTATAAGCATTTTTATAATCAACCAATGTGTAATCATAGTTATCACCATGTATTTTTTTAGCTTTATTTATAAAAATTTCATTATTATGTGATAATTTATTAATCATTTCTAATTTACTACATTCAGGACAATTTTGGCCTTTGATGTGATCACAGACTCTTTGTTTAAACAACCCGTGTTTATAGCAAATAATATCTACTTTTTCGTAATAACTTAAGTAGTTAACTTTAGAGTAATCATATTTATTACCGTGTATTTTTTTAGATTTTTCTATAAAAGAAGTCGTATTACCTTTTCTCATTTACTATAATTAAAATTATGTTTATTTATTATAAATATGTTAATAAAGAATAAGGCTCAAAATCGTTATGAGACATTAAAGAATGAAGGTAGATTAAGAAACGACTTAGAAATCTACACGTTAGAGAGAATTGAGTCTGGTAATGTTGATATGGTAAGATAATGAGAAAGCATCCTTCATATTGTTGTCAAAAATGTGGTGAAAACGTTGGATACCTCGGAAAGGTTGTAGAATTTATTTACTACAAAATTTTCAGAATAAAGATGTTTAAACATGATTGTAAAAACCATATATGTGAAACTTGTGGGACTATTAATTTGAGGTATGATGTCACACTAACAGATGAAGATTTTTGGCCAAGATGGGTACAAAGGCCTGAAATTCAGGAAATTTTATACCCTGAGTTTAATATTAAAAAAAGAATAACAAAACATAAATTCATAAAAAATGGATAACAAAAAAGTATCAAATCTATTAAGAGCTGTAGCAGACTTAATGGACCAAACAACCGAAGTGGTTGTAGAAACACAAAAACAAGTGGTAAAAAATGTTGAAAAAGCTAATCAAGATTTCTTAACTCACTCTTTGAAATTAATGAACAGAATCGAAGAGAATGATAAACTTAGAGCTTACAAAAATGAGTTGTTTAAAAAGAATAAAAGTCTTGCTGATGCATTGAAAGAAATTCAAGAATTAAGAGAAAAGGCTCTTGAGGATATGATTAAAGAATCAAAAGATTTCCCAATGGACCTTTATCAAGCTTGGGACAAAGCTAATTCTAACTTAAGAAAAATGGGGGAACACGTTACCGAAGAGGATTTTGGAGGAATTTTAGCTCGTAACAAAGTTGTTATTTCAACTTAAAAGCGAAGATAATAAGTGATGCAGTAACAAAGTAATTTCATGTATGTAGAAATTTCTCCACGACAATCAGGTAAAACAACAAGACTTGTCAATGCCGCGGTAGATTATTTACGTAACAATACCGAGCACAAGATAGCTGTTGTTGGACTTCACACTGGTTGTACAAAAAATATTCAAAGAATGATTAGGGAAAAACTTGCCTTAAATTGTTCTTTAGAATACGGTTTAGAGTGGCCTGATGAACTAATTTATAGAATGGTAGATAACGTCTACATGTCTAGAATTAGTTTACGTCATTCACTTAAATTAAATAGAGGTCAAATGGATCCCGATTTTTGGTTTTTAGATGAGTTTGGCTATTTTCCTTCTGATTTCTTTGATTCAACAGCTTACAGATACCCATCTTACTATGGGTTACCTCTAAATGCTTATTATTGTACAACACCAAACGGTAATACGGATGTGACTCTAAGGTTAATTGAATGGTGTCGAGATAATAACCATACAATTCATTTTCATAATCCTTGGACAGAGAGTAGAATTCAAGAACAATACGGTTTTGATGCTTATATTAGACGAGAAGTTTTAGATAGTTGGGTGGACTTTATGACGGGCCACGGATTCCCAATAAGAGGATTGAAAGAAAATTGGTTAACTAAATTTTTAAAACCACATAATTTTTTAAATGGTAAATAGAGAACAACTTAAACACGACTTGTTAAACTTTAAGTTTTTAAGTCAAGAAGAACAGAAAGATAGACAGGTTAAAAAGTATGATCCTATATGGATTGGTGAGAGTGTGGTTGAAGACCCAAACAACATTCAACCGATTTTAATACCTGTTGATTCTACAAGTAAATTATGGAGAGAATGGAAAAGTATTGAAGAACACGTATCTTCTTTTCCGTTTAGACGAAGTCCAGGTCGTAACAATTATTTCTTAGTTAAGAATGCTTACGATGAAAAGAATTTAGGTATTTTGGATATAGCTGCTGATTTTTTAGCTCTAGGACCTAGAGATAGACATATTGGTTGGGATAAAAATGATAGGGTTTTAAGGAATCGTAATATCGCAAACATTTCAGTTTGCGTACCAACAAGACATTTTGGTTATAATATGTGTGGGGGTAAATTATTAACATTATTGGCCGCTTCTGATGTTGTAGCTAACCATTGGAAGGGAAAATATAATGATGAATTGGCTGGTTTAACAGTAACTTCTTTATACGGTAGAGGGGTACAATATAACCGACTTAAACATTTCAAATATCTTGGTTTAACCCAAGGACAGGGAACTGTTCAGATTGATGAAGGACTTTATCAACAGATGAGGTTGGTTGTGGAAGAGGAGGAGGGTGAAATACCTGGTGGTCAATTTACTAGTGGTAAAAATTCAAGAATTAATATCATTAGGAAAGCAAGTGATTATTTAGGAATCGACGCTAGAACCTTAACAACTCACGGTAATCGTAGAGGGATTTATTGGTGTGATAGAGGTGAGAATACATCCGAGTTCTTAAAGGGTGTCGATAAAGAACTTAAACCATATGATTTAAGTGTTGACACTTTGGTCAACCATTGGAAGGAAAGATGGGCTCATAAGAGGTTAGATAATATTAAACAAAAAGTATAATGGATTTAAATTTATTAGTGGGTAATTGGGAGGTAACTGGTCTTTTAGATAAACTAAGTGATTTTCATAAAACACGTATGGCTTTAAAACTTGAGATTTTAGCTAGACATCTACTTACTATTCAGGACCAACCAAATTATCAACGTGATTATGGTCAAATAGAAGTACTAATATTCCCACTATTACGTAGGATATGTGTTGAGAGTGAAAATAATTGGCAAGACAATAGTTACATTTTTCACGGTGGTGTTAATCCCCTAAGAGTTTTAGATGAATTTAAAACTTGGTGGAATGGTGATAACATCGGTGGGTTCAACCATGCCGAATTACTTAGTGTATATAGTGAAATGGTTGGACCTAGATTTAGGAATGATAACTATGTTGATCCAGTTAACGGTCCTATTGAACCGATAAAATTTATGAAAAAACATAAATTATAATATGGAAGAATGGTTTTTAAATGAGTTCGCCCAATATGGGTTTTCCACATCACCAACTGTGTACGATGCTTTTACTTTTGTACCGATGAAATTCGTTATGTTCCAAGACAGATACGGTGTTAGAAAAACAAACATAAAATTAACACCAGAATTAACTGATGATTTACAAGCTTATGGGTTAACTTATGACCATCACGTTGAAGCACTTAGAGAATTAGTTAGAATGGAAATTAGAAGACAATTCCCAGATGTTTTCAAATCCAAAGACTTTAGACCGATAGAAAAAATAACTAAACTTAGTTTTATATGATTAATAAAGTAGTACATATTTTTAACCATTTTTAATCATTAGATATTTTTCATATTTTCTTGATAGTCCTATTTTATCTTTTTCATAATTTTGATAGATATAATCACCTAATTTTATAATATCAATTTTATTCACAACTCTAATGTTTGATCCAGTATTTTTATTAATACTATATTTTAAGATATTTAAATTATTAAATAATTTTATTACATATTCCCAATCCTGCCCAATAGAACTAGATATCGTAAATTGTTTTTGTTTTTTATTTTTACTAATATAAAAACAACCATCACCATCTATTAACCCTCTAAAAAAATAATGTCTTAGTTCTTTAGGTATTATATTTAATATTTTATCGGCTGACTTATAAGATTTTTCTTTAAAATCCATTTCCGTTAAGAAGTTATATATTCTTTTATTGTTGGTTAATAAAGATTTTGTTTGACGCCATGATGAAACATTTTTCTTATCACTAATTCTTTTATTCCACACACCTATTTTATCTAGATGAATTTCTAACTCTTCCATATCTTCTTTAACTAATCCTATACCTATGTTACTGTTATAACCATTTTTTGATTGAAACATATACCCATCAGCCCAAAATAGACCCAAAAAATAAACAATTTCTGGCTTATTTAATTGAATGAAATTATCAAAATCTATATTTGTAGAATTTTTAGATTTACTTAAAATATTAGATTTAACATTTTTGTTAATAGATAAGTTTAATTTATAGGCCATATTTTGGATGGAACTAATACTCACACCTAATAATTCAGAACAGTATTTACTACCAAATTTAGGATAGTTATCTTTAATAATATCGATTTTGTCTTTTGACCATTTCATAAAATAAAAAGTTTTACATTAGTTATTATACATATAAATATGTCTGAAAATAAAAAAATCAAAGTTGTGGCTCATCTTGCTGATATACACTTACGTCTTTTTAAAAGACATGAAGAATATACAGAACAGTTTGAGAAGTTTTACAAAGAATGTGAGGAATTGAAACCTGATAGAATAGTTATATGTGGAGACGTTTGTCATTCTAAGAATCAAATGACACCCGAACTTATCTATATGGTTACTACTTTTTTAAACAAATGTTCTAAGATAGCAAAGACTATTATTACGTTGGGTAATCACGATTTCTTGGCTAACAATTTGGATAGAATGGATGCTTTAACACCCATCATTTCTACTATGGATAATCCTAATATAATGTTTTTAAAACACACAGGAACATATAAAGATGAAAATGTGGTTTGGTGTGTATACGGACATATGGAAGGTTCTGAGAGACCTAATATAGAAGAGGCAAGAGAATTATACGGTGAAGAAGTATCTTATATTGGTTTGTATCATGATCCTTTGATTGGTCTTAAAACAGCTGTTGGATTTGAGTTTGAAGATGGTAAAGATATATCCATATTTGAAGGTTGTGATTTGGTTATGTGTGGCGATATCCACAAATATAGTTGTACTTATTTAACACAAGAAAGAGAAATTGATGAATCTATGTTAAGTCATTATTTACATAACGGTTGGGTTCTTTGTGATTAATCTTATTTTGTCTTGTTTGGTGATATTTATATAATAAAGCTGAACTTGACTGTTCGGCTTTTTTTATGTATCTTTGCATTATGAAAAAGAAAGAAAATATGAAAGAGTTTTTAAACCCCTTAAATAAACAAGAACCAAAAATTAGAGACCTTAAAAAAGAAATTAAAGACTTAGGTTTCGATGAAGAACAAAGTAAGAAAATTCTAGAATGGGTAGATACGATACCAATTAGAGTTTACGGTAGCGATATTAATGTTGAAGTTAAACAAGGAGTTGTTAGAGTTAATGAAAACTCTGTAGATTTCAATAGTCTATCATTTAATGATTTACCAGAAGATTTAAGATTACACTATATGTGGGATAATGGGAAGCTTCGTGACCCATTTAATTTGCCAGATGAAATGGTTTTATATAATCCATTTACTGGTGAAGCTTTTAGACATAATAGAAAAACTGGTACAAAAGAAATTCCTACTGACCTTAACGGAGAAGTTATGATGCATAATCCATTTAATACTCGTATTTCTGGTAAAATTTTATATGAGAACGGAATTCCAATTAAACGTTGGATTGTGAATGAAGACAATGAATGGGAAGAAAAAGAACTAGAAAAACCACATGG